CTACTATCACCTGTTGTTACATTAGTTGGGTTTATATGCATTAATGCAAATTTTTCTAATTGTTGTAAATTTATATCGTATATATCACCAACGCTTACTGTATGTATCTGTTTGTGATACTCACCTAACCTGCACATAAAATTGACTACGTTATTATATGTTTTGTTATTTACTGCCATATTTTGTTTTTACGCTGTTTTGACTTTCTAAATCTGTTTCATAGCTTAACCATGTTAAACATTCAAACAAACTTGTTTTAGTTACTTTTTCTAAATTAATTATATTACCATTTGCTAATCTATACATTACACCAAACCAATTCCATTTTTTTGCAAACTCATTATCACCTATTGCTTTTTCGTTTCCCTTATGTGATTTGTCAAACACGATAGCATAGTCGGTAAAAACACCCCTGCGAAATTGTAAAAAAAAACCAGTGCATCATGCACTTTGTCTGCTGTAATGTTTCTCATAATTTCGGCTCGTAATTTAATATCACCATCGTATGCTTCAATTTTATAATAATCATTATGTTTATCAATTACAGGTCTAAATAATATTGCCATTATTTCTGGCATTTTGTTCTCTATGTCTGCAACATACGTTTCTAAATCTGCAAACTCGCCTAATGTTATACTATCTAGATCTGGGTGGAAACCATATTCTACACCATCTATTTCAATTATTTCACGTAAACTGCTATCACTATCTTTTTGCATTTTAGATAACTCTTGCATAATTAATGCAATATGTGTTATTTCTAATTTGTCTAATAACTTGTTAGGTATATCAGACAATGCTAAAATAGTTTCCCTTGCCTCTTTTGTTTTACTTACATTTTTTATTGCAAGTAATTTTACCCACCTGTCTAATGTAACATCTTTCCAATTGTTTATTACATTATATACTTTTTTTTTGCCTTTTTCTTTAATTCGTACTTTCATTATTATATATATAGAAAATTTTGTTATTTAGTTTATTATTTTATATTTGCGGTGGTTTATATAATTTTTTAGTTAGTAAAAGTGTGAGGGGAAAACTTTAACGTGCGGGGTTTTCCCCTTTACTGTACATAGTATTTACCGTAATTATTATCAATTTCGTAAAACATACGCATTGCAAGTGCATCAGCATAATCTGGTGATCTACCTAATATTGCTTTAACATCATCTTTAGGTTTAATTTGCAACTTATTGTCTTTATCTGCATCTTTTGTTCTAACTTGTTCTAACTCCTCTATGATATAATTTTTAACATTTACATCACTACAACTTATTCCTATTTGTGCTTTGTTTATTAAATCAGCTAATTTATAATAACATTGTGTTTTTAAATTTAAATAGTTTTCTTTTTTAATTGCTTTTGCATTATTTATAAAACCTTGACACCTTAAATAATCTTTTACTCCACCACCAACACCATCTTCATCAACAATTATGTTTCTTGTGTTGACTTTGTTTTCTTGTTGTAATTTTTTAACTTCATCAACAACATCATTTATTGCAGATTTTAATATTGTTTTTACATACATAACATGCAAACCATTCCACAACATAATTATCGTTTTATCATTACCAAAACGTGCTACATCACAAGTTATATATTTATCACCCTCTATCCCTTTTTGTGTAAATAAATTTAATATTGCATTGTATTCTATTAAACTATCATTTGTTGCATCATACTCCCAGTTACCAAATAATAATCTTTGTTTGCTTAACTCATCAAGTTCAAACAGTTGTTTTTCATAATGTTTTGATATATATTTATTATCATTTACTAAACTTTGTATAAACTTTCTATATGGTTTTATTGTGTTTTCTTTTGCAGGTCTGTAATACTCACTGTACACCCAATTTTTTGCAGGGTTGCAAGTCATTAACATTTTAGGTATTAATTTGTTTTCATCTAGTTTATACCTTAACCTTGATGCAACTACATTTTTTGCCTTTTCTGTAATTTGATTTGCTTCATCAATAAATGCGCCTGTAATTTCTAATGAACCTAAACTATCAAAGTTTCTATCCGATGGGTACAAAAACAAATCTTTTAATATTATTTCACTGCCATTGTAAAACGTTATTATGTTACTTGAACCATTAAATGTGTAATCTTTGTTTGCTTTTAATTGCCATGCTGTACAAACTTCAAAAAAAGTATTTAACGTTGTTTTTTTTAGTGCATCTAATTTTGATCTACCCATCAAGTATCTAGTTTTTTTATACTTAATGCACATTAATATTAAATAACTAACACCTACCCATGACTTGCCACCACCTGCTGCTCCACCAAATAATATTTCCTTTGTTTTATTGTCAAACAAATAACGTAAACATTCTTTTTGTGTTTTGGTAAATTTAGGTTCAATCAGCAAGATTAATATTAATTTTTATAGGTTCATTATCTGTTGTTAAATCTAGTTCATTACGTTCAACGTAACCTCTTTTTTTACCTTTTGTTTTTAAATAGAATATAGTTGCAGGTGTACTGCCATCTTTTATTTGTGTATGTAGTTGACTTTCTGCAAAATCCAATGCAATGTTTTCTATTTCTTTAACAGCTTTTGCAAACTCTTGATCTTCTTTTAACCACTTATAATATGTGCTACGTGGTACATCTGCTTGTTTACATGCTATTGTAACAACGCCTAAACTGTTTTCTAATGCTTGTAATATTGTTTCTTTTTTTATATGTCTACTTTTGTCCATTATATATAATATTTTTTAATTCTTTCAACATCATATCTCTATGTGTTAATTCAGTTATTCTCCATGATTTTTGTATTGCTAAATGTTTCTCAAAATTTTCATTACATATTTTAATTTTGTTTTGCAAATCTGCATAACTATTAACAATATAAAATTCTACTTGATCTTTAAAATAATTTAATTCTGATTTATCTATTGTGTTTCTGCAATTACTATCAAAAAAAACTACATTGTTACAAAAACCTGCCTCATAATATCTATTAGCTAAATTGCAAAATATTTTATTAGTTGTATTATCTTCTATATATAATTGATACTTAAATAAATTTAGTGTTTCTTTTTTTTCACGCCAACTTAATTTGCTAATGTATTTAGGATTGCAACCTATGTGTTTGAACTTTTTAAAGTTTTTTGGTGATGTACTTAAATATATATCATTTTGCAAATATTTTGTAAAATAGTTTTTTCTATCCTTTCTAAATGTGCCATAATAAATACAATCATATTTTTTATTCGTTATATTATTTGCTTGTTTTGCTAATAATAAATTTATATTTAATGTATTAACACTTAATTCTGATTTACTTTTTTCGCATTCATATCCTGCTATTAAATGATATGGTTTAAAACCGCCAATAGATGATGTAAAATTTACATCATTACTTATCACTATTTTTTTTGCATTAGGATTATTTTGTAACAATTTCTTAATTAACTGGAAAGGTGCGTAATGACTTGCAAATGCAAGTATTAATATGTCATATTTTTTATCTAATGCATTTATAAAATCTTGTTCAACACATAACAAATCACACTTTAAATATTCACTAATTATTATTGCATTTCGCAAATGTGCATCTATAGCTTTTTTTTTATCTAATTTTTTATTAGGGTATATTTCTATTAATGCAACGTTCATGCTATTTTTTTTATAAAATCTTCATAAGTTAATTTTGTTGCTTGTGTATTTAGTCTATTTTTTAGTATATCTAATTGTTGTAAATTATCACAACGTATTATAAAATTTACATTTTCTGTAAATTCTGTTATTTGCTCTATATCTTGTATTTCTGCATCATCTTCATTTTGCCATACATCTAAACCCCATTTAGAAATTTCAACACTATTCCATTCATTGCCTAAAATATCCCATTCCCACTCACCAAAACTAACATTGTCTTTAATTATAAACTCTTGCTTTTGTTCTACTGTTAAACCTTTTGCTACTTTAACATGAACTTCTTTTAAACCTGCTTCAATACACGCTTTATGTCTCATGTTACCCCCTAATATCAAATTGTTTTCATCTATGACAATTGGGCGTAATTCTAACATTTGCGGAAAATCTTTTATTGATTGTACAAGTTTTTTAAATTTACTATCTTTTATAAATCTAGGATTTTTAACATTAGATTGTATTTCGTTTATATTTACTTTCATATTATTAAATAGAATTTTTTATTATTTATTTAAAATTGTCATTGATACCACGTTCTCCTATTATTTTTTCTTTTGCACTATCCCATAATTTATCACGTTTTTTATGTTTACTCAATGATTGTTCAGTGCGTATAATCTGTGGCATACCATCTTGTATTTTGCTTTGCATATATTTACCACATGGGCATTCTGATCCCTTTGTTACCCATTTACCTTCTCGACAAACAATAACTATTTTTTTTATTTCTTTTGTGTATTTACAACACTCACATTTATATAATGCCATCTACTTGTAATCTGTCTAATTCAAAATGCAAATGATTTATTGCTTTTTTTATATCTTCTATACCGCCATCTTTATGTTTTCTTTTACTCCTTAATAGATATGTTACAGCCGTACCTACGTTATATGTTAAATCAAAATTAGATACTACATCTTTTGCCATATATCCATTTTTGCCAATATAATATTCTGGAATATCATTCATGTTTATTTTTTTTATATTTATATATTAAATAACTAATTATAGGTGTACTCCATATTAATGTTAGTAAACTAGGGTGTGGTTCACCACATAAACCTGTTGCATGTCTAATAAAATCTATCATTTATATTTTTCGTATAATTTTTTTATAGCATCAAAACATGTACTTAAACAAGAACCACAATTTGTTGTTGTGCTATAATTTGTATTATAAATTGTATTGTATGTTTCTATCATACGTTTTTTTGCAGCTTGATTTTTTGCTTTACCTGTTTTTAAATCTTTCCACATGTCTAATATTTCATTTATAATTTCTAATGGTAAATCATCAGGTGTATGAACATTTGTTGTTTTTTGCCATTTACCTTGACTGCATGACATAGGAGCTAAACGTGCTTTTATTTTCATAAAACAACCACAATCTTTGCATGTGCCTGTAGGTTTAAAATAATAAATACATGATTTGCATATATTTATACGATCTTGATATATTTTATTTGGTACAAAAAATTTCATTTAGTTTTCTTACTTTTTTTTTGTCTTTGTAGATTATCATCGGCACATTTATTCCATGTAGGACTTTGAAAACCAAATTGCATTTGAAAACTATTTTTCTTCCGTGGATTGTAAAACTTCATTGCATTTGTTTTTTAATATATTACGCACTTTATCTATTGTTGTAAACAAACTATTACGACTTATTTTTGTTTTTTTTGCTAAACTATCTAATGTGTTATTTTCATAATAATATAGTTTAAAAACTTCTGCATCATACCAATTTAGTTTATCCAATTGACTATCAATTATTTCTAATTTTTGCCATTTATTTTGTTCATCTTGTTCTGGCAAATTCTGTATATTCTTATAATAATTAGCAAAAATTGGCAGATCACTATCCACCAAACTGCTAGAACAAACATATTTATAGCCATCAAGATTTTTATAATATTTTTCATATTTGTAATAAAAATTTGATCTTTTACTTGTTAATGCCCTACGTAATGCTACAGCACCATATTTTGTAACACCTTTAATTCCATCTTTTGTATATATATTTTTTAATACTTTTTTATCCATTTGCAAAAAATACAACATCAATTCTTGTACAGCTTCATGTATTTTGTTTTCATCTTGTGTTATACCATAAGCCATTTTTCTAAAAGTATCTGTTAATTTTGATATTTCATTATAAATATCATTCATTTTTAGGTTCTATTAAATTAATTTTGTCTACAGTATCATGCACTAATTGTTCTAAAACCACTTTGTATGCTCTAACAACTGTTGCGTTTCTTTTTGTTTCTATACCTGCAAAAAAACCATTTGTTGCAACAGATAAGTTTATAGGTATTATCATTAACCAGTCATAATAATTACCATTTTTCCTATAATTATTATGATATTCAATAATAATATCTAAAACATCTAAAAAATTATTGTATTTATTTTTTGTGCTTACATCTTGTGCAAATTGTTTACACGCACTAATATATGTATCTATTGTTATTTGATGTTGATGATTTGCGTATATTGGAATATGCATAACGCAATCATATCAAAAAAAATTTAATCTATTTGTTTTTGTTTTTTTAAGTTTTTAACAACTGATTTGTAATAACTTATTTTTTCGTTGTATTCTAATCTAGTAAATTTAACACGTTGCATAGCTTTTTGTTGCAAATCTATAGATGTACCTTCACCATATTTTGCATTTAATTTTATGTGAAATTTAAATTGTTCGCCTTGTTCAAACATATTACACTTCACGCATTGTGGTTGACAATTAATATGATCAAAACGTGTGGCTAAATGTCTCCTACTTTGAAAGTGTCCACATTGCATACCTTGTTTGTAATGTTTTTTTACACCACATGTAAAACATTCAACAAAACCATTAGTATCTGCATCTCGCAATCTTATGTATAAACTAAAATATTTGTCTAAATCTTTTTTTAATTTACTTAATGTTTTCAATTTTAATTTGCAAATGTATATTTACTGTATGATACTGTTTCGTTATATCTATTTTTACTGCTTATAAACTCACTTTTGATATTATATCCTTCGTTTTTTAACTCGCATATTCTTGATGTTAGCCGCATAATGCCATACTCTTTCATAGCTTGTAATGCTGTTATTGATCCTTTGTCTTTTAAATGTCTAATAATTCTTTGTTTTTGTGTTAGTTTCATTTTAATAATTTTTGTTTAGGTTGATAATATTGTATATTTTTTTGTTGTAATTTTTCTGTTAGATATATTGCATTATCTATAGTTTTTTTATGTGAGTATACCCATTTGTAAAAAGTTCTAATATTTAAAAATGGTTCATCTTTGCCAAAACGTACGCCCTGATGAAACGCATCTTGTATTTGATTAAATGTTAAATTTTTAAATCTGTTTTCTTTTTGTAAATCTTCTGCAAAAATTTTACTTAATGTAGCCATTGTTTGTGCATCTGTTTTATGTCCTATTTCTACAGATGTTTTTGCAATTAAATCTAATAATTTTTCTGTTAAATCTTTTATGTTTTCTTGTGCTAATGTAGTCATAGTAATTTTTTTGCTTGTTCCCATTCATTTATTTGTGCATGTAATTTAGATGTAGTTGTTGTTTTATTTCTACGTTCCCATGTGCGTACACACGCTTTCCAATCCTTCATTTTGTTTTTACCAACCATCCAGTTTTTGCTTTCATAAAAATCAAAAAAAGCATGTGCATCTACATTATTTTTTCTATCTATACAATACAAACCTATTTCATTAATACTTGGTTTTTTAAAACGCCCTTTATTACTATATGTAATATTATTATTATTTATATTCATATTAATATTATCTGTTAACTTATCTTTACAAGGTGTGTTAACTAATGTTATTACCCTTGTTTCTATTTGTTTACTACCTTGTTTATATATGTTAACACGCTTTATGTATTTATTATCTTCTAATATTTTTAACCATTTTTGTATTGATATTCTACTAACCTCATACAATTTGCAAAAATAATCTGTTGATGCTGTACATTTTCCATTCATATTACATAATGCTGTTATTTCTGCATAAAGTAATTTAGCATTAGGCGTTAGCTTTTTATTATATCTCACATTAGCGGGTATAACTGCGTAATAATTGGGTTTATGTATCATATAATATTAATTGTATAATGATAGTTTGCAAGTAACGATTTAATTATTTCTATTTGCTTGCTGAACTGTATGTATGTTGTTTTAATCAAACATGAAGCATCACCACTTTGTACTGCTATTATTATATCTTCCATATATAATGGTGCCTCAACAACACCATTTTTAATTAAATATTCATGCAAATCACTACCTTTAACAAAAACTTTTTTGTCACTATTTAAATTTTTATATGCATTATAAACTTTTGTGTATGCATCTTCATATATTTTGCAATATTTAAAATTGCTGTCATGTGTTTTTTCATAATGATATATTAGTGTTCTATCTCTATTTAAAACACTACCTACAATTTTTCTATGTATGCCCTCTTGCTGTCTGCCTATTATTGCTGCAACTTGTCTTGCTACTTGTAAAGGGCGTTTTCTACTTTTTGTTTTTAAAATACCACGTTCTAATTGTAACACATTTTCCGTTAGATCACATATTTTTCTAAAATTTTCTTTATGCATTTTAAAATGGCATGTCATCAGATGTTATAAAATCTTCTGTATTTGTATTATTACCACTTTTAGAAAATCGCCAACCATCTATTTGATTATAGTATTTACCATTGTATTCTCTTGAATATACATTACACCATATTTGTACGTTTTGCCCTTCTTGTAATTTATTTAAATTATTTACATTATCTTCACCAAAAGCTGTTATACAAACTTGATTGTTGTATTTATTATCAGTTTCAACAACACAACATTGTTTAATCCATTCAGCACCATTTTTGCTGCTACCCTTTTCTATTTTTAATATTTTAATTAATTTTCCTTCTACTTGCATTATTTCTTTGTTTTTTTGTTTGACTTTGTTTTAATTTTTACTAAATTATCTTCTGCAACTATATATTCATAGCCGCTAATACTTTCTACTTTACACTTAACAACACCATTTTTATTCCACTTTTTAACTAGTTTTAACTCTTTTGTTAATTCTGTATAGTATGGGTGATCAGTGTTTAGTTGTTTTAAATCTTTAATTTTGTACATTTTTATTTATTTTAATTATTATTTCTTTTAAAATCTTCGGCTTCATCTTCACCAAATACACCTAACTCATAAAACCCTGTCATTTTTAGTACAGCCCTAGACATAGCACGTTTTTCTGCCATTTCTAATACATACCACGACATTGTATTACCATGTTTAAAATCACCTTTTAAAGCTGATCCAAAAGTTTCTAATGTATTTCCTTCTTTTGTTGCTATAGCTTTAACACCTGCAAAGTCTTTTTCGCATTTAACGACTTCATACCAAATATTAATTTTTTCTATTGCTTGTATTTTTTCTATACCGCTACGTGTTATAATTAAGTAATGTTGATGTTTAAATATGTCATCAGGTGTTAAACCATATTTTTTATATTTTTCTTTTATTAATTCTTTTTTCATTTGTTGTTTATATATTTAGTTAATGTTTCTTTTATGTGTTCACAATCACACCATTGTAAAAACTCGTAACTATCAAACCATACAGTTATTTGTTCACCATTTTCATCTGTACCACCAAAACATAGTTCGTTGTCATGTGACATAAAAGTATTAATATTTATTCTTTTGTGTGTATCTTGTTTAGGTTCAGATGTTTCAAAAGTGTGATTAATTATGTGTTTATTCATAGTATTAAAGTTTTTTTGTTGTTTTTTATATATAATTTTTTTAATTTTTCTAATTTTTGTTTTGTCTTTTTATTTATAGATTCTGCTTCATCACCATAAATGTTATACCAATAAGAATTTTTTGCAGCAACTTTTACATTATATGTTTCATTAACATTATAACCTGTATCATTTGCGTATTGTGTCCTTGCTTGATTTACTTGTTTTTCAGTACCATAAAATGTAACACTTGGTGGTTGATCTTCATAAATATTTTTAGGATAAAAAGTACATGTTATGCATTTGTATTCCATCTTGTGTTATCTTTATAGTTGTAATATTGTGTTTTTAGTTCTACAAACAAATCTAATATATCTTGATTACTTAAATTTTGTAAATAATTTTCTCTTAAATCTTCATTAAGTTGTTTTGTAGCTAATAAAAAATAACTTTCACATTGATGTAACCATACAGCATTGTGTTTTACTGCATCTAATATAGATGTAATTGCTTCGTTTTTGTTAGTTGCTTCTAACATTTTGTAATTGTTTTGCATTTTTATAATTTTAGTTAATATGAAAACAAAATTAAATAAAATAAATGATATACACAAATATTTGTGAATAAATATTAATATTACAATAGAGGGGTTTTATATGTTGTATAGTATATAACTATTAAAAAGTTGTAAAAATGCTTTAGAAAGCATTAAAACAAGTAATATAACATATATAATAGATAGTGTGGCAAGTGTATAAATTATTAATGATTTAAGAAACTTCATTACAAAGGCATTAATAGATTTATTGGCGTTTGTCCATTGTTCATAATGACCGCACAACCCACTGCAGGGCGTTTGCCATATTTTGCGTATGCCATAGCGTATGATTTATGATTAATACCACAACCAACCTGTGTGCCAAAAACTCTAAAACGTTTTCCAACATAGTGTTCAGTGTATGCTTGTGTGTGTAAATGCCCTTGTACAGTGTTCATCATATCAGCCCTGCATTTGGTTCTTGCTGTACCGCCTTCGCCATGTATGTATTGCACATTATCTTGTTCATAACGTTCAACAAAATTCCAATTTGGTGTTTCTAACACTTCTTTGTATGATTTTATCCATTTGCTAGGTATTGCACTTGTTTGTGCTTTACGCATAATTATTCTATCATGATTACCTATGACAACAGTTGCTAGTGGAAATGCATTACGCCATCTTGCAATACGTTTTATTGCAAACTCTAGTTCATCTGCACCACCCATACCATCTGCCGATGTTTCATGGTAGCTGCTAAAATGGTTGTCCACAATGTCGCCAATAAATACAACTTCTGTACATGCGTATTCATAATATTTATCAATACAAAATTGCAAATAATTATCCAAACAAAAGGGTTCATGCAGATCACCAATAACTAGAACGTTTCTAGTATTGGTGTCTCGCATTTTTTTTAATGCCACTATTTCGTGTGGCTTTAACCTGTATCGGTTATTCATTATTTTTTTAACTTGTTAGGTATTAATTTGTCAACAACCCACATAATTTTGTTTAATATTGAGTTGTCTTTTTCTGTTGGTGTTAATCTAACTATTATTTCAGCAATACCTAGAATTGCTAATAAAATTTCTGTCCATTCCATATTTATCTGTTTTTAATTATTAATTTAATATTTTCACCGCCTAAATTTATTATTTCTTTCATCAATAAATTCATAGCTAATGTAGAATTTCCAACAAAGTCTCGTTGTCGACTTTGCCCTACTAAAATACAACCACGTGTATGTGATGGTTTATTGCCTCTATGAAATAATATATATGATCTATTAGGCACATCTAGAACAATCATGTGCAAATAATCTCTAGTAGCACTTTGTCTAGCGGGTCTTAAATTTACTTTGTATTCACCGTGCGGTATACATGATATACTCCTCTGATTGTCACGCCATGGTAATTCTAATGTATCACAAAACAATTCACCATTTATATATAATTTACCAATAGTTGATAAATCAGTAAATGTATCACGTATTATGAGTAAATTAACGCCCTTGTCCTCTATAGTGTTTTTTGTAGGCATTTTGTCGTTTACTTGCGTTTTTTGAGTGTGTTCCTTTTCTTTTTCTTCTAGAAGATTTAAAAGCACTAACAACAAATTTTTTAGCCATTTTTTAATTTTTATCAAATTTTATAAATTTATATATTGTAAATGCAATTGCTAGAATTAATGATACTAATGTCAAAACTTCATTGCAATCAGTTATACTAAAACCTATTGCTGAACCATTAGCTATTCCTACCTGTACTGTATCTTTTATATCGTTCATCTTTTTTAGGTTTTAATTTGTCTAAATAAATTTTTAGCTTTGTTATGTTTATTGTTTTTGTTTTATAATGTTTTTTCATTATGGTGCAATATCAGGCGTTAAAAAGTTGCGTAATGTTAATTTTGTGCCTTGCTGTCTTGGTTTCTCAAGGTTCATTCCTGCATAATACGCATTACGATCTGGTGATATGTCCGCACCACTATTAGTACTGTATTCTGGAAATAATGACAAATTGTTTACAATGTATTCAATCATCCTTTCTGTATAATATTCTGCTGTATTTCTTATTTCCTCACGTAAATGTTGTGCTTCATCAGTGCTTAACGAATTGCCATTCTCGCTTGTTTTAGAAAAAATATTGCCATTTTCTATTTTAAAACGCAAAAATGGTATAGCATGGAAAAATGCCCATTGCGGCAACATATCGCCAATAAAATCATCTAATAATGTTTTATATGCTTCATTACCTACGTTGCCAATTGTATTGTTTGTAATTAGTGTTTTTATTTTTTCAAATAATGTTGTGCCTAGTTTAGGTTCAACATAAATTTTTTGTGCCTGTCGCACATAAGGCAACAACAAATCAGTATCAACTTGCAGATTAATTGCTGTACTTTCTTTTAATTTACTTTCTGATATAAATAAAACGTAACTCATATTATATTATTTTAAAAATCCCTGATTAGGCATGTCTATAGGTGCTGTTTCTACTAAATTATCTAATTTTTCTAATGTAAAACCATCACTTTTTGCTTTTGTATTACTAATTAATTTATCTGCATCAATATTATCTGGATAATAAACAAAATTATCATCTGTTGGATCAGCTTGATAAATTAGTCTAGTCCATTTATGATAACATGCTCCGCCGCCTTTGTAAAACCAAATTGAATACGTATTAGCACCTTTGGGACCAAAACCAGGGTTAACAGCTTTTGTACCCATATTTATAATATCACGTTTCCTATATAATTTGTTAGCTGACATCATAGCATTGCAAAAATCACGTGAGCTGCTTTTTGGGTTTTTAGATATTTTTGTATATCTGTATCTCACTTTAAAAAATGCATTACCTTGTCTATTTAAACCATCTTCATCATCACGTGCATTAGGGTTTGCCCTACCTGTAGATATGAAATTATATTTTTCATTTACACTATCATTTAATTTTTTTTCAAAATCAAACTCTTCATGTTCATCACCTACTAGCTCCTCATCTAACAAAACATAGCCTACTGGTTCATCTTCTCCATACTCATTAATAAAATTATGTAACTCTAAATTTTGTTTACTAGCTTTAATTGGAACACAATTAGGCACTTCTCTACCATCTTTAATTTTAGTACCAATTGCTTCATAACCTTTCTCACATGGATTAGGTGTTATAAACTCTTCTTTACAATCACATTTATTTAAACTTGTTATTTGTTCATGATCTTCACATGGCATATAATAAGTTGTTCCATCTTGCGTATGTTCATGATAACCATTGCAACCTAATTTTTCTGCTTCTGCTTTTGCCTCTTCTATTGTTTCAAACAATGGTAATTCTACACCATCTGTTACCATTGTGCCAACTTTGCTTAACTCTTCCTTAACTTGTATTTCTTCATCTATTGGTGCCAAACCTAACTCTTCACGTATTTCATTAGTTTGCATAACAGCTTTTAAATCTTCATTTGTAAACTCTAATGTGATAGGTTTTAACTGTACAAAACCGACTTCCAAATCAATATTATTTACACTAAATATGGTTTGTAAAGTATCTAGTATGTGATTTTGAAAACCTTTTACAACACTGTTTAAATAAAAATTTGCTGCGCTGTTTAATTCGTTAGCATTATTTCCTAAACCTGTATTAGACTTAATACCCATTAGCATTGGCGATGTTACCCTGTGACCGGTTAGTATGTTTTGCACTAGGAGTTCTTGGAGTGCGAGGTATTGCTTGTCTGCATCGGAAACGCTTATAGGTGTAATCTCTGGTGTTCTAGTTTTATCCTCACTGAATGTTATAACGAATTTACCGGAATTGTGTGCGCCAGAAAATTTATCTTTTAAACTTTGTTCTATTTGCAAACGTTCTTCCTGTGTTGGCACACCATTGGCAAAACTAATAAAATACGATCCAGAAAAACCATTTTCTATATTGTTTAAATGAAATTCTGCAACCTTTTGATCACATAATGCCCAATTACAACAAGCTAAATAATCTGGTGTATGATAAATATCCATATTAGGCGAATAAGCACCAGTATATAGTAATTGACTAGGTGCTGTTCTATCTTTAGTATTAAATGCAGCTATAGGTGATGGTTTATGCACTCGTGTATTGCTCCAATCAGCACTAATATAATATGTATCTATAACACCCATTTCATTAGGTTTACCTGCCCTAACACGTTCAACAGGAACATGGTGTATTTCTGCAATAGCTGTTTTTTCTACGTTCCATATAATGTGTAATGCGTATGCTCCTTGTAGTTTAAAATCAAATGCAACTTTTTTTATTATTTGATGTAATGTTTCTTTTCCATTTGCATGTCGCATAAATTTTTTTAATTTAACATATACATCTAAATTTGTATCATGATCTTCAATAACTAACTCTTCACCTGCAATCATTTCCGCTGTGGCGTTTATTATGGCTGCATGTGTGCTGGAATTGTAATATAAATCTATTAGGAATTGCGGATAAAGATTTTTCCAATCTTCTGTTCCATACTCTATATAATCACGCCCACGTACTTCTTGGACTATAGGTGCTGTTTGCGTTTCTAAATTTATTGATAGTATTTTGTCATTCATATTATTCGTTTTTGTACCATTCTGATGTACTCATAATTGCAAGTATTTCATCATGGTTGTATTGTTGCAAACCTACTAAAAATGCAGGTGTTTCACCTTTAAATTTTAAAACACATTTAGTCTGGTCTATTGACAACCTTAATGTTTCTAAACTAGTTTGTTCTACTAAATTAAAGTCTACTATATTTATGTTTTGTATGTCAAATATAACGTATTTCATATATTATTTTTAGGGTACAATATTACTAAATTTTGTTCCATTAATTAATGTTCCTGAATTGCCGTTACCTGATTGGTCTGCAATAGTAGTTGTGCCTCCTTCTTCGTTTCTCCAATACCCAACTAACCCATCTTCACCTACTAAATTACTAGGTTTACCACCATTGTAAATTGATAATATTTCTGCATTTGTTTTAGCCCTATTAAATATTGCAAACTCATCAATATTACCTTTCCAAAAATCAGTACCTGATAAGGCGTTATGTCCTAAATGTAAAACAGTTGCTGAACCGCTCCATGTGCCAAAACCACTTTGCGTTGTTACGAATTGTATACCATTTATAAATGCTTTTAATTCATTTGCACCAGTATCCCAAGTTAAAGCAAGGTGTGCATAACCACCGCCCTCAATATTAGTTGTGGATTGTACTTGTGTATTTGTACCTGCTGCTTTATACATAAATTTAATTTGATTACTTGCGTGTAAATATATTATAGTAATTTGATTATTTGCATTTACATAATATTTAAAAACAGGCGCATTTATACTTGTCGTTTCTAATTTAACCCATGCAGAAAATGTACCTCTATTGACATCAACAACCCCTACTGCACTACTCAAATTTACATAGTCATCAACACCATCATATTGTAAAGAGTAAACATTGCTAAAACTGTTTCTATTAGCTATATTACCTATGTTTTTTCCTAGTTTTAGTGCTAACATATTATGTTGTTATTCCTTCGCTGTAACATATAGCAATTCCACTTGTTAGTGTTAATGCTGTCACGTTCATAAATAGACTTGTTCCTGCAGGTAATGTAGTCTGTAATGCTGATTCACCAGTTGCATCAGCTACTGTTATTGCTGAAACAACTGAATTAACAGGAAAGTAAACACAATAAAAGTCTTTCGAGCTCACAGCTGCTGATGATGTAACAATTTCAGTGTTACCATTTTTACCTAATTGTTCAGCTAATAATTGTTGTACGTTTTCTCTTG